AAGGAATCCAAACTACAGGAGGGTTTCTTGCGTTTTATTGGGAATATGAGTCTTGTAGATGAGTTAATAGACAGGTTGCTCTTTGCGGAGCAAAACGACATCGAAATCGATAACTGGCAGGCTATACCGTCCAAGCCAGGGATAGGTTTCACCGACGAAATGATACAGTTGGTTCATGACCAGGTAATGTTGGAGAAGATCACCAAAGCTTTGGCTGAGGGCGATTACTCCTCATGGGATTGGACAACGCAAGGATGGGAACTTATGGCTGACGCAGAGATGCGGGTGAAGCTGTATAAACTCAATCCAGATGGAGAAGCTGCACGCTTGATTCGTAACAGATTCTATTGCGTCGCACACTCTGTCTTCGTGTTATCTAATGGTGACATGTATGCGCAACTCATTCCGGGGATAATGATATCGGGTTGGTATAATACTAGCTCGACGAATTCCCGGGTGGTTAAATTGAATTCCGTGTTGGCGGGCGCTAATTGGTGCATCGCCATGGGAGACGATTTCCTCGCCGAAGATGTCAAGGGTTTCAAGGAAACGGTTGAGGGCCATGGGCATTTGCTTAAAGTCTTCAAACCGGTGGGCACTACTTTCGAGTTTTGTTCAACAGAGTACCCCTCAGGCAGTCCCACTAATGTCTGGAAAATGTTCGTCAAGTTGCTCTCTCATGAGAATGGGATTTTCGATCGTCAGTTGCTGTTTACGCAGTGGCTCGACGACATGAGAAACTCCCCTCACAGAGAAGCCCTGATACCTCTTATAGAGGGCTCAGGTTTCCTTGACGATTAGGCGGTGTGGACGGCGCGTTGGAGAGCTATGGTTCGAAAACGTGTCCGTCGTAGGCGTCCAGCCCCTGCAAGAGCTGGAACCAAGCAGAAGAAGAAGTCCAACGGAGGTGCTGCCACTCAGGTGGCCGCCTTACAGAGGAAACTTGCAGCAATGCATGTTAACACTTCTCCTTTTGCGTCCGTCGGAGGTAAAGTCGGCGGAAGGATTGGAAGTTTCTTCGGAAACTCCGGTATCGGAAACGATGTCGGGTCCTGGTTAGGGTCCGGCATTGGTAAGATATTTGGATCTGGTACGTATAAGATGAGTAAGAACTCTCTTTGGAGTACCTCCGATCAGTGTCCCGTTATGCACTCCAACAGTGAGTCAGTCATCGTGAGACACAGAGAATACATCCAGGATATAAACTCCTCAGTTGGCTTTGCCAATACTGAGTTCTCGTTAAACCCTGGGCTGGCAGGGACTTTCCCGTTCTTGTCTTCTATTGCAGCCAACTTTCAGGAATTTAACTTTAAGGGACTGGTGTTTGAGTTCAAGTCGACTTCGGCTGACGCTCTTAATAGCACCAACACAGCTCTGGGAACTATTGCTATGGCGATACAGTACCGAGCTGGAGCTCCTTCGTTTACAACGAAGCAACAGGTTCTGAATGAGATGTGGTCCGCGGACTCTAAGCCCGCTGACTCTTTCTTCATGCCTGTTGAGTGCTCTCCTGCTGAGTGCCCCATGGACATTCAGTATGTTAGAACAGGCGCCTTGGCGTCTAATGATGACATTAAGTTTTACGACCTGGGCCGGTTGTCTGTAGCCTCTGTGGGTTCTCAGGCCGCTTCGGTGGTCGGAGAACTTTGGGCCTCTTATGAGGTGGCCTTACGTAAGCCGATTCTCGGTGGAGCCATTGGAGTCGATGTTACATCCTTCATTGTCTTCAGGAGTGGTGTCACCGCAACGGATCCTTTGGGAACCAATACTGCTTTGACTTGTAGTAGTTCCATGGGCGTTCTTTTGACGTCCACTACGGTTACTATACCTGCCGGATCTCCCGGGAAGTATATACTCTCCATCATGTGGAAAGGCGCAGCGGCTTCGGCCTATGTTCCTCCCACTGTTGCGTATACTACAAATCTTACGGGTAATACTATCAACGGCCTTCAGTCCCCTGGACAAGGAACCGGAGCTAGTACAGATGGGTGCGGAGTTAACTCCATATTTAATCTCATTGATCCTTCCAAACCTGGTGTTTTCACTATTGGTGCAGCCGGAACTTTAGCAGTCCCGGTTTTCACTTACATTTGGATTAGCCAGATCGATCACGATACCGTATCCACCTAGAGGTTCCTAGTGAGCCTCGACGACCTGCCAACATTGTTAAATAATAATGTCGTTAAACTGGGCCGATTAGGACCGTAAGTCTAGAG